AAGGGCGAGGACTTGTCGGAGGGGGATCCGGAGCGGGCCAAGGCGGCTATCAAGGCTACTTCGGCGGCGAAGCGGGTCCGGCGCGAATTGGGGTTGCCGGAGGAGGTGCTGACGGAGGGGTGTGCTTGTCAGCGGGGGATGATGCATCGGCTTGGTGAGAGTGGGGTGACGCTGGTGCCTTGTCCGTTCTGTCAGGACGGGTTGCAGGCGATGGTTCGGGCGGCGGTTGACAAGCGGTTGCCGGCGGTGGAGTGGTATCGGGAACACGTGGAGCTCGCGGGGTTCGGAGGTACGTCGTGAAGGTCGTGATCGCTGGAATGGATGGGTATATCGGGTGGCCGCTGTCGCACTATCTGCGGTGGCGGGGGCATGAGGTGGAGGGGTTTGACTGCTTCCTACGACGTCAGATGGTGCGGTGGGCTGGAGGGGAGTCGGTGACGCCGTTGCGGGATTGGCAGGAGGTACCGTTCTGCGATCTGCGGCTACGTCGTTCAGGGAGCCCGGTACAGCGGTTCTTGGAAGGGGCAGACGTTGTGATCCACCTTGCGGAGCAGCCGTCGGCGCCATTCAGCATGAAGGACATGGACTCTGCCGCCACGACGGCGAACAACAACGTTGTCGGGACGCTCAACCTCCTGTGGGCCATGCAGGAAGTCTGCCCGGAGGCGCACCTCGTGAAGCTGGGCTCGATGGGGGAGTATGGGACGCCGAACGTGGACATTCTGGAGGGGGAGGCGGAGATGGTGTTCCGTGGGAGGCATGACCGGATGATCTTCCCGCGGCGGCCGGGGTCATTCTACCATGCGTCGAAGGTGGCGGACACGTACAACGTGGAGCTTGCCTGCCGTGCCTGGGGACTGCGGGCCACAGACATCATGCAAGGGGTGGTGTATGGGCTCGGATATGAGCATCAGCCGGAGGGCAAGCTCGGCCTGACGCGGTTTGATGTGGATCCGATCTTCGGGACGGCTATCAACCGGTTCTGTGCGCAGGCGGTGGCGGAGGTGCCGATCACGCCGTATGGCAAGGGAGGGCAGACGCGCGGGTTCCTGCCGTTGCGGGACTCGTTGCAGTGCCTGGGAATCGCGATCGAGAATCCGCCGGCGTCGGGGGAGTATCGGACGCTCAATCAGTTCGAGCAGACGTACTCGATCGGCGAGCTGGCGCAGCAGGTGCAGGTGGCGGCGTGGTACTGGGGCGTGGCTTCTGAGGTGCGGCACGTGGAGAACCCGCGGGCGGAGGCGGAGGCGCACTACTACGAACCGGATCATCAGCGGCTGTTCGACCTGGGGTATGTGCCGACGCGCGACATGCAGTTGGAGCTCCGGGAGCTGATTGGGGTGCTGAGGGAGTATCGGGATCGGATTGACGTGGAGGCGTTGCTGCCAGACGTGCATTGGTCGGGGGAGCGGCGGCGCGTGGAGTACTTGGAGGCGTGAGATGAACCGGACCCGCGACACGAGCCTTGAGGCGTTTCGAGATGTGATTGCCAAGCTGGGCGAGGCGCAGGCGGCGGTGTGGGGGCTGTTCCGGGAGGGGGCGGTGTTGTGTGACCTTGAGATTCGGGATCGGCTGGGGTGGACGATCAACCGGGTTACGCCTCGGCGAGGGGAACTCGTTGACAAGGGGCTGTTGGAACTGAAGTTCAGGCTGCCGTATAAGGGGCGGCGGCGGTGTTTCTGGGGGCGGAGTATGAGGCTGTTTGCTGGGAAGGAGGTGGTCGGATGAATTCGGGATTCAGCATTCAGAATTCAGAATTGGAGGGCATGTGCCCGACTTGTGCAGAGGAGGTGGCGGAGATCATTCGTGAGAACCAGGCGCTGTGCGAAGACAACGAGCGGCTGGAGATGGAGTATCGCGGGGCGTGTGAGACGTTGGATCATCTCGCGTGGGATGTCGAGCGCGCGAGGAAGGGGCAGGTCGGTAGACAGTTGGATGAGGCTCGACAAGTTGTGTCCGACATGATTCGGTAACTGGAAGCGAGGTAGATACACATGCCACGGAAGAAGAAGGTTGAGACTACGATCACGAGCGTTGATGGGTGTGACTCACGGCTTGCCGAGCTGCGCGAGATTGCGACGGCGCGGCAGGCGGTCGAGAACTGGCGGAATCAGATCGATGAGGTGGTGGAGCAGATCCAGCTTCGGCTGCTTCGCGGCGTTGAGCTGGACGTGGACATTCCGGCGACGTTGTTGGGGGTGATGGAGGCGATGCCAGAGGGGCCGGCGGATGAGCACCTCGACATCCGGGTGGAGGCGCTGTCGGCGGATGTGCTGGCGTTTGTCGAGAAGCATGAGAGTGAGTACACAGGCGAGCAAGGGAACCGTTCGTGGGACCTGCCGAACGGCACGATCGGCTATCGCCTTGGAAATCCAGCGGTGAAGCCGAAGCCCGGGATCACGGAGACGGCGGTGAAGGAGAACGCTGACTGGATGGCGGCACTCCGGAAGCTGGGTTATGTGCGGCAACCGCCGGCGACCATCAACAAAGCCGAGATCCTGAACGACTGGGCCGGCAAGGAACGCAAAGGCAAGGATGGAGAGCCGGAGCCGGCGCCGGCCCACGACACGATTCAACGGAGGCTCGCTAAGAGCGGGCTGCGGGTGTTGCAGGAGGATGAGGGGTTCTTTGAGTTGGCGAGGCCGGAGTTGCATTCGGTGGCGGAGGCCGGAGTTGCATTCGGTGGCGGAGGCCGGGGAGACCGAAGATGCGCAAGCGGAAGCAGCTAAGGGCGGTGCTGGAATGCTGGGATGCTGGTATTCGGAACGGGGCGACTAGGAGGCAGATGATGCTGCGAGCCACATCGTCGGAACAGGATCGTTCATTCCTGCAATCCGTGATCTCAACGACGTTGCTCGAGGAAGCGATGGAGTGGATCGCCAGTAACCTCGCGCCTAACGACGTGTTCGATGAGTCGGACTTGAGAGATTGGGCGGAGGAGAACGGATACGTTCAGGAGGAGTAGCCATGGACGCCGGCCGCCTCGAAGAGTGTACTCACTGCGGAACGATGAATGAGCGGTGGCAGTGGGATAGGACCGGCATGGTAGTTCACGTGTGGTTCTATGAGCCGGGGAGTTGGCAGGTGGAGTGTTGTCGGTGCGGCCGGCCGTTCATGGCGAGCTCGCCGGTTCCGGGGCCGGATGGAGAGGTTGAGATTCGCGATGAATGAGCTGAAGGTGATTGTGCTTGGTGCTGGCGATCGGGGGGCGGTGCATGTGAAGGGGTGGCAGGCGATGCCGAATGCCCGGATTGTGGGCATTGTGGACTCGGTGGTGTCGAAGGCGTCGATGTTGGCGCTTGGGTGCCGCTGCCAGTGCTGGGGGGAGAGTTGGCGGAAGGCGCTGGACCAGTGGGCGGCGGACGTGGTGTCTATCGCGCTGCCGACGTCGGAGCATGTGCCGGCGATTCGTTGGGCGTTCCGGCGGGGGATGGACGTGTTCTGTGAGAAGCCGCTGTCGCAGACCTCCGGGGACGTCCTGAGGGTGATCGAGGAGAAGGAACGCAAGCTCGCGGTGTGCTTCCAGCTCCGGGCGATGCGGGTGTATGAGGAGGTGCGGGACATCCTGGCGGAAGAAGTCGGGCGGCCGTTCATGATGATCACCCACGACTTCCGGGAGATCCGGCCGAAGATAGCAATGCACGATCCGCACGTGAACGGCGGCCCGATCGTGGATTGTTGGTGCCACCAGGTGGATCTGATGCGATGGTTCACGGGGTGCGAGCCGGAGTCGGTGTATGCGCAGGGCTATCGATGGGCGCAGGGACACCAGTCCCTGGAGAAGATCGAGGTACTTGCCCACGATTCGGCGACGGTCACGGCGGTGTTCACGGATGGCTCGACACTCCAGAGCAACATGAGTTGGGGGCTGCCGAAGACGGTGGATCATGAGGTGGCTTCGCCGGTGTTCGTTGGGCCGGGCGGGGTGATGGAGATTGGCGAGAACATCATCTACGTCAACAGCCAACGGGCCGCAGAGCCCATGCAAGTGCCACACATCACGTCGGATGCGGCGACCTACAACTTGATTCAGCGCTTCGCGCGCGTTGTCCGCGGCGAGAGCCAACCGAATGACTCGGCTTGGTCGGCTTACATGGCGCAGCGGGCTTCGTTGGCGGCGCTTCGATCTATTGATACGGGGGAGGTTGAGCGGATTTGAAGGCGCTGACGATCATTGAACCGTGGGCTTCTCTCATTGTGTATGGGGCCAAGCGCTACGAGACTCGCTCGTGGTCGACGAAGTACCGCGGCCCGCTGGCGGTCCATGGGGGAGCCAGGCGAGTTCTGATGAGGTTGGGAAGTGGTATAATTGGGAGTACAGCCCACGACGGCATCAACGCCCAGGCAATCCGCACGAGGCAAGTGCTCGTGCGGGGTGTCTGGGCGTTTTGCGTTGTAGGGCATTGCCAATTGCGAATTGGCAATTGCCAACTGGCAATTGGGAATGCCTTCGTAGGGAGGTAAGTCATGGAAGTCACGACAGCCAGACCTCCAAGGGATGAAGGGTGCCGGCCGATTGGCGGCACGGTTCTGACAGGCGGCCCATTGCCACCGTTGGGACTGCCGCCGGGGTCGGTTCGGGCCATCGCTCTCCTGTTGATAGCGATTACGCTTTGCATCTCGGTACTGAAGGGCATCGAGCCGCCGCAGTGGATGCTGGCGATCTTTGGGGCGCAGATCGGGGAGTATGTGAGCCGGCGCGGGAACGGGGGGCCGCCGCAATGAACGGGGACCTCGGGAAGATCCACGACAAGCTGATGGAGATGCATGGGGACATTCGGGCGATGGCAGCACACTGCGAGGAGCGGTGCAAGCACGTCGACGCCGAGCTCACCGAGCACGATCAGCGAGTGACTCGACTCGAGGTATCGGAGGCGAACACGAAGCGAATCACGGGGCTTATCTCGGCTGTGGTGGCGGCGTTTGTGGCGGCGGTGGGGCTGCTGGTAAAGTGGATCGGATTTGGTGAGGCGCGATGATTACGGTGAAGAAGTTGGCGGAGGAACTCGGTGTCCGGACTACGGTTGTGCTGTCGGAAGCTAATCACCGTGGGATCCAGGTGGAGGAGATGGAGGAGAAGATCACAGTGCGTGCGAAGGTGCTGACCAAAGCGGACGCGGAGAGGTTGCGGCAAGCGCTGCGCAGGTGATACGTGATGGCTGCGAAGGCGAAGGCAAAGACCAAAAGGACTGCAGGGACCTCAAAGACGCTGAAGGAGCGGCAGCGGGCGGCCGGCAATGCTGTTCGGGAGCATCCGGAGGCGGATCGGAAGGGGAAGCCGAATACGCAGGGGGTTTCGTTGGCTCCGGTCGACACGACAGAGGTCACGGAGGCGCTCGAGGCGGTCATTGGGGACGGCGCGCACTGGTTGCTCGACACGGGGTGCTCTATCTGCGGTCTGTTGTGGGACAAGCCGGATGAGTTCGTGAAGGTGAACCAGATGCTGACGGCCCGCAAGGGGGAGCGGCCGACACAGGGAGCGGTTGAGCAGTATGTGAAGGGACTTGGCGTGCCGTGCGGCACGAGCACGATTCGACGGCACCGGACGCACATGAAGGAGGTCGGCTTCTGGACGGCGTTGTTAGGGAAGAACGCGGAGCGGCTGATTGAGGAGTCGAAGCGGGTCGCTGGCGGGAAGGCGCCGGAGTTGATCCGGGTGCTGTGCGAGAACCTCCTTATGAAGCTGCTCGTCAAGGCGAACTCCGGGAAGGCGGCCAAGGAGCAGCTTGGCATCGCGAGCCTGGCGCTGCGGTACCTGACGGCGGCGCCGCGGTCGGAGCTGACGGAAGCGAAGGTGTCGCAGGAGAAGCGGAAGCAGGCGGGCGTCGACGCGATGGTGGAGGCGCGGGCCGGCATGGAAGTTGCTTCGCGACTGGAGTCTCTGCGGGGGAAGATGCCGGACGATCAGATTGAGATGGTTCGTGAGGCGTTGAGCAGCGGTGACTGACACCTTCGGAGAACAGATCGCCGGCAAGCGGATGGTCGCTGTGGAGCGGCCCACCGCCGAGGGCCTGCGGGAGTGGGTCCACGCGAACGCGCGTCCGCGGGGGAAGCCGTGGTCGTTTGAGCGGTATGAGTACCTCGAGGAGCCGCTGCTCTGGTGTGGTGAGTGGGAGGCGATTCGGGCTTCGACGCAGGTGGGCAAGTCGACGGCGGTTGAGCTGCAGATGCTGTACGTGGCGGCGCCGGGGAACCGGGTGGGGTACTACCTGCCGACCAAGGTCGACGTTCGGGACCACGTGCAGAACCACGTCGACCCGCTGATTGATGATTCGGAGTCGCTGACGAAACTCGCGGTGGGTTGGCAGGAGGTCAAGCAGGAGATTCGGCGGCGGAAACAACGGCCGGACAATGTGCTGTTGCTGAAGTTCGGGAACGGGTGGATCCACTACCGCGGCCTTCAGGACATGAAGGAAGCGAAGCGGACGCCGATGGATATGGTGATTGTCGACGAGGCGTCGGAGATCGCCCACATCACGGATGCGGAGACGGGCGTACAGCACCGGGACATGCTCATCGGCCGGATGGAGGCGAGTGAGCTTCAGTGGTGGCGGGAGACTTCGCAGACGGAGCTTGAAGACGAAGGTATCGATGCGACGTACAAGGAGGGCAGCCAGGCGAGCTACCGCTGTCGGTGTCGCCGCTGCCGGACGTGGGTCGACCTCGGGATGACGTGGCCGGAGTGTGTGATGGGCCGGCATGGCGATGGGCGGCTTGTGTCGGGTGCGGAACTCGAACGTGGGGTGGCGTGGCCGGATTGCGAGGAATGGTTCTACACTTGCCCGCGCTGCCGGAATGCGTCGGGGCCCGCGCGAATCACGTTGCCGCGGATGGGCGACAATGAATGGGCTTGGCAGCACGACAAGCCGACGCTGCGGGAGTCGAAACCCTCCTATTGGATCTGCGGACTATACGGCCCGCAGATGACGCCGGAAAAGGCGGCGCGGCGGTGGCATGGGGCGCAGAAGGATGATGAGAGCCTGTGCGTGTTCTACTGGATCACGCTGGGACGTCCGCGGAACGGGAGGCGCAAGCCGTTGACGGAAGAGCGGCTGCGGTTCGGCGACTTCCGTTGGTACCCGAAGCCGATTCCGGGGCAGCCAGTGGCGGTCGGTATCGACATCGGCGACTTGTTCCACTGCGTCGCCAACATGTATCACCCGGACCTCGGTTGGATCCTCGCGAACGTCCTCGAGACAGATGAAGAGGAAGAGGCAGAGCGGTGGATGCGTGTGTGGGAGGGGCCCACGATCATTGACGCGCGCCCGGAGAAGCACACGGCCGTTCGCTTAGCGCGGCGCGTGGGCGGCCGGCACGTCGCGGTGCTCTACACGCACGACGGGCAGCGAGGGAACATCGAGGAAGGGGACTTCAAGGGGATCCGGACGGTCTCCATGTCGCGGGAGTGGGTGATCGATGAGGGCGTGCACTTCATCGAGTCGGACTTGCTCCTCCCGCCGAAGCGGTGGAAGAACGTCCCCACGGTGTGCCAGCACTTCACGAGCTTCAAGCGGCAGAAGACTGACAAGGGGCTGTTCCGGTGGGCGCACGTGGACCACTACGGGATGGCTGAATGCCACGCGAAGGTGGCGATCGATCATGGTACGGAGCTGCGCCTTGTGAAGCCGAAGCCGATGACCGACCCGAAGGACTACGCAGCCGGCGAGAAGATGAGCGTGACGGAGTGGTAACTGATGGCTGAGATCATCGTAACTGACCGGCGCGGACAGGAGATCAGGTTTGCGGAACCCGCTCGCCGGCCCAAGGGCGGCGAGGCTGGGTTCACCGGGCTTGATGTTTGGGACGGGCTCATCACCGATGACTACAACGCGAACCTTCGCGGGTCGGACTGGATCGAGACTTGTGAGAAGATGCGGCGGGGGGACGGGCAGGTTCAGGCGGTGGAGCTGGCGTTGACGCTGCCGATTCGGTCGGCTACGTGGTCGGTCGAGCCGCCGGACGGGGAGGATGCGGGGAGCTCGGCGAAGGAGGCGGCGGAGGGGTATTGGGCGAACTTGCAGAACACGACGTCTCACACGTGGGATGACCACATTCGTGAGGCGTGCGTGGGTATGTTGCAGGGCTACCAGGTGTTTGAGAAGGTGTGGAACGCCGATGGTAGCTATCGAAAGTTCCCGGTCCGCGGGGCGGATACGATCGAGAAGTGGGTGTTCGACCCGCAGGGCGGCCTGGCCGGGTTCAAGCAGCAGGGGACCGACACTTCGGGGAAGTTCCGGGAGATCACGATTCCGATCGAGAAGCTGTTGGTGTTCACGTATCGGAAGGAACGCGGGAACCCGGAGGGGTTTGGGCTGCTGCGGCCGGCGTACAAGCACTGGAAGATCCTGGACAGCTTGTACCGAATCGCGAACATCGGGTTCGAACATGTGTTCCTCGGCATGCCCTATGCGATGATGGCGCCGGGGGCGAGCGCGGATGACCGAAGGAAAACGCTGAAGATCCTGAAGAACTGGCGGGCGGCGGAGAACGGGGCGGCGGCATTCCCGAAGGATACTGTCGAGGAGTTGTCGACGCTGGAGATGAAGGGGGACATCTCGCGCATTGACACGTACATGAAACATCACCTGACGCTGATCGCGCGGTCGGCGCTGGCTCAGTTCATCTCGTTCGGCGATACGCGGTTCGGTGGGCAGCAGGTTACGGAATCGATGACGAAGTTCTTCCTGCTCAACCTGAACGCTTCAGCCCAGTGGTTCGCCCAGGTGCACAACCGGTACGCGATTCCGCAGTGGGTCGAGTACAACGCTCCCGGGCTGCCGCGGGAGGAGTGGCCGGAGCTGAAGCATGAGGACCTGGGGCTGCTGCTGCATCGGGATGATGTGGCGGAGATGCTGAAGTCATTGATTGAGGCGCAGGTGTTGACGGCGGGGGAGGATATTGAGGGGTGGGTTCGGGAGATCTACAATCTGCCGGAGAAGGAAGAGCAGGGGAGCGAAGAGCAGGGCAAGGGCAAATCCGCAGATTCCGCAGAAGAGGAGGATGCTGGGGACAAGGCGGCGGCTCGTGAAGGGCGGCAGTCGGCGATTGTGTTGGCTGACAAGCCTTCGCCTTCTGAGGTGATTGTGCCGCCGGAGTATGGGTTGCAGGATGAGTTCCAGGAGCGGGCCCGGGCGGTGGTGGGCAAGCTGCATGAGAAGTTTCTCAAGAGGCTTGAGCCGCTACTCGCGAAGCTGGCGAAGGCTACGAAGTCGAACGCTGGAACCATCATCCGGGAGATTGGGGCGGTGGAGGTTCCACACTCCGGAGAGTACGCGGGGCTGCTGCGGGACTTCATGACAGAGGTTTGGACGCAGGCGACGCAGCGGTATGCGGAGCGCGGGAACGTTCCTGTTCCGCCTACGCCGAATTGGCTTGCCGGGTGGAAGGAAGCGAAGGCGGCCTCTCTCGAGGGCAAGCACGGCGAGGACCTGCGGTTTGCGGTTGTGGCGGACATCCTGAACCGGGTGAACGTGGAGGCTCCGCTGAAGGAGCTGTTGATGAATGCGGAGCAGGTGATGCGGGAAGTTTCTACTAAGGCGCTGACGGAGCATTTGGAGGAGGCGGCGGGGCAGATGATTGGGAAGGTGGCTGGCTGATGGCTAACACTCGAATCATCAACGAAGCTGGACCCGATGTGCTGCTGCCGTCACCGGATGGATTGGAGCACGAACGGGATTTGCGTGAGGCAGGTGATCCCGAGGCCGTCGAGCTACGGGATAATGCCGTTCCGACGCTGGTGCAGATGATCAGTGACCTTCGACGGCTCATTGTGCGGGGGGATGTGGAGCAGCATCAGGCGATTCTCGCCCAGAACCCGCAGTGGAAGGAAAATCTGTTCTCGCTGCGTGATGAGATCGAAGCGATCATCACGGTGTCGGATGAGGACATGGCCGCAGCCATCGCAGATGCTGCGGATGCGACACCGTGGGCGGAAACAAGCGAGCCCTGCGCCGGGGGGGCGAAGCAGCGAGTAACTCAGCGGCAATGCCAATCGGCGACCGTCGGCTACCGTATGATCGAGCGCGTGCACTACCAAGAAGGCCCGGACTCGCGCAGGTGCTTTGCGGAGGATGGCCGGACCCGTGAGGTGGTGGCGCTCTAATGCCTCTCTCGTGGGGACAGTCGGGAGACTACTATGTCTCGGCACTCGACGGCGACGACGGGGACGGTGGGGGTGCGAATGACCCGTTTGCGACCATCGGGGCAGCGGTGGCGGCGGCGGAAAGTTGGGACACTATCGTGATTGGGTCAGGTACGTACGTCGAGAACATTTCAATTCCCACAACGAAGAACTTATCGCTGGTGGGCGACGGGCGTGTAATACTAGATGGCACGATCACCGACACGGGGACAACGTCAAGCCACACATTGAGCGTGACAGGGATTCGCTTCGTGACTTCTGGGACGGCAATAGACTTGGCGGGTGTGTATAAGGACCATTTGACAGCGACCCGTTGTGAGTTTATCGGGTGTAGTTACGTTCTGAACGAACCTCGTCATTGGAGTGCGGCCTTCACTAACTGCCTGTTCAGGGACATTGCGACCAAAGTCGTCTATGGGTTTCAAAATAGCATCACGCTTAGTTTCTCGCGTTGCACATTCATCAATTGCGCGTATGGGATTGACTTTCGGCCGGGCACCAAGTCAGCCTTGTCTATCGCGAACTGCATCTTTGACGGCACCGCCGGCCGGCATATCAATGTCCCGACGGCGGGCATGGGAACTGCCCTCGATTGGACGAGCATCTATCCCTTTGACGCGGATCAAGATGTGCGCTGGAACGGGACGTCATACGATTCGCTGGCAGCGCTTCAGGCTGCGGGCGTAAACACGAACGGCTACGCACAGGACGTGAGTTATGCCGACGAGGCGATAGATGACTATCACCTCGCGCCGACCGAGGCCCTGAAGACTGGGGGCTCAGGCGGCAGCTACATCGGCGCTTTCATGCCAGCCGTCATGTTTTCGCCGAACGTCAACGACGTGTTGGTGTGGTCGAACCCCTACAGCACGTCGAATCTGGAGCAGGACGGCAATGACTTCTGGGTATTGACGAATCCAGGCTCTGGGCAGTACGTGTCGCAGGTCGTGGACCTCGCTGGCGACGAAAACCTGCGGCGCGTGATGCCGGTGATAGATGCACTTGCGAACGCGACATCCCTTGACACGACGACGGGCGATTACTGGTGGAGCATGGAGTGGCGTTATCAGACAGACGCCCAAGGGTCGTTCCAGCCAGACGCAGGCAGCCCTGCGTGGACCGAGTTTGTCTGGGACCGCGACATGGACATCAACGCCCGGTACGTGCAGTGGCGAGTGACGCCGCGAACGAACGGACCATAGGCAATGGCTCAACCAGCACCAATCTGGGAAGGACTCGCGATAGAGCATCCGCCGCCTCCTGAGTGGAAGGGATTGGCTATCGAGGTGGTTGGTGGACTGGACTCGGACACGGTGACCATCGTCGCGCCCGTAGCAGCCGAAGTTCGCATGGACCTCGCTGGCCGGGGGATCGGCGCAGACTTCGCTGGACTGAGAGGCGGTATCTAACATGACGAACCGAGTGACCTACCTCGGCGCAACCGCCGACTCAACGTACTACATGCTCGTCTTCCGTCCCAGCGATCGCGCCATCCGCGACGTTGTTGCTGACGAATGGGACGCGCTCGACGGCAGCGGTGACATCACGGCCATTGGTGACTGTGACATCGCGCAGATCGCGACGGTGGGAGACGCGGGGGTCGTGCAGTTTACATTCCCGACGTTGAGTGCCGGGCTCTATGGCGTGCAGATCCGTGAGCAGGCAGGGGGATCTCCTGCAACAGACGACGCGATCCAGGCGGATGGCGTTGGGTTGGTAGCCTGGGACGGCACGCAGGTCCTATCGGTGGACGGACTGGCGCTTGCGTCGGTCTGTACTGAGGGACGCCTCTCTGAACTGGACATAACAGAGATACCTGCCGATGTTCTGGACGTGTACACCCGCTTGGGTGCCCCGGCGGGCGCGTCCGTAAGCGCAGATATAGCAGCGGTGAAGACGGACACGGGTAACCTTGCATCCAGGATTACCGGAGCGCTGTTCAGTGGCATTACGAGCGTGGCGGATTGGCTCGCGGCTATTGCTGGGAAGACGCCGGATGCGACGACTCAGGCAGAGATTCGGGCTCGGACGGCGGGAACAACTTACACGATAGCGGATGACTCCAATGAGGCGATCCGCGATCGCGGCGACGCGGCCTGGACGGGCTCACCGTCCGGCGCCCACACCCTCACCCTCACAGTCGAAGACGACGGCGGAAACCCGTTGGAGAACATGTGGGTGTGGTTGGCCGATGCGGCCGGCGAGGTGGTGTCGCCGGCGCAGCGGACGAACGCTTTGGGTCAGATCGTGTGGAGCCTCGGGAATGGGGACTACTACCCGAACATTGCGGCGAATGCTTCGTACACGTGGGATCAGACGAACTACAAGGTGACAATCAGTGGGGCAAGTGTGACGTCGACCATCGTCGGGACGGCGTTCTCGGCGCCTTCGCCGAGCTCGGCGGAGTACTGTGTCCTCTACGGCTACCTGCAGGATGGCTCGGGGAATGTGTTGGCTTCGGAGTCGCGGGCGGTGGTGGTCGAGTTGGAGAACGACTACCGGAATGGCAACGTCGGCTGGGAGAAGGAGCCGCTGGCGGCCGATACCAACGCCTCCGGGTACTTCACACTGCAAGTGCCGCGGTCGATATACCTGTGTTCGGGCTCCGAGGCTTCGGGCTCGGGTACGGGCACGGTGAAGGTGCGCGTGGGGGCGAAGGGGCTCGTGGTGACGGGGTTGACGGTTCCGGATGCTGCTAATAAGGACTTCTGGGATCTGGTGAGAGGGGTGTGAGGGGTAATTCGGTAATGGGGTAATTCGGTAATGAGGAGATGGCGCGATGGAGATTGTGCTGACGACGGACAACAAAGGGCGGACGCAGGTTCAGACGCAGGGGGTGCCGCATCCGTTGGCGCTGATTGAGGTGATGACTCAGGCGACGGCGGAGGTCACTCAGACGGTGCTTCGGCAGATGAAGGCGGCGGAGGAAGCGGAAGAGAAGGAGCCGGAGATTGTGTTGCCGATACCGGGGAATGGGCGCGGGTTTCGCGGGGCGTGAGGGTGTGGGTGTGTGGGCGTGTGGGGGAAAGGGCGGTAGGATGGTGCCGGAAGTCGCGAGCGGAGCATACAGGCGAACCAAACGCCGTTTGGTTGAAGATTGGCGCGGAGGTCAGACATGCGATTGGCGCACATGATGGAGGAAGGCGGAATCTCGGTTCGTGAGGTGGCGCGTCGGGCAGAGGTGAATCCGGGTAGCGTGTCGGCAGTTGTGCGGCGACAGTCCGGGCAAGGTGGGCACCAAGTGTCGCGGGCGGCGCGGGGCAGAGTGGTCGGGACCGTGCTCGCGATGTATCGGCAATTGTCAATTGCCAATAGTCAATTGCCAATTGCCAATGACCCGGACCTTGACCCGATGCGGAAGTGCCTCGAGTGCCGGCAGCCGTATGAAGAGCAGGCGGATGGCGTGATCGTGTGCGGGTGTGAAGGGGCAGAGAGGTTTCCGGCAGGCAAGGGCTTGTCCGCAGATTGCGCGGATTCCGCAGATGGCTTGCGGGAGGCGTTCATGGGCGTTCTACGGCGCCGAGCGCAGGAGCTGACGGCGAATGCCTGATAAGGCCAAACGCTCAGAGCGAACCTGGGGCCCGTCGGCTGTTGACACGATCAATGAGCCGTTGCGGATTACGGGCTCGATTCTCATCGGGCAGATGGATGCATTCGCGGCGGACACTACGTTCCCGATTGAGACGTATCCGTTTGCGCGTTACGCGGGGCCGCGTGACGATCGGAACTCGGAGCTCTGCCGGCGGCTTCACAATCAGATCTTCGACCGGCGGGATCCGTCGTTCGCGGAGTTCACGCCGCCGGTGCACATCAACTGCCGGCATTACTGGACGTTCATCGGGAAGGCCGACGGGCGCAGGCCGAACTTCGTCCGGCCGGAACAGGCGATCATTGACCGCGATGGGCACTTCGTGCGGGACCCGGAGAAGTACTCTCCTCTACGTGTACGCGCGCGCGCGAACGGGCGGGACTTCATCTTCCGGCGGGTGAAGGATGAGTCGGGCGAGGTGGTGTCGAAGATCACGTGGCGGCAGCGGGGGATGGATGCGCCGGTCACTGGGGTCGAGAATCTGCTGCCGACGAAGGAAGAGGTGGAGTCGGGGACGGAGCCGTGGTCGGTGGATAAGGTGCGGAGGTTCTTGCGGGAGTTGCCGCGGGAGGTGCGGCAAGCGCCGGGGCTCACGGAGATGGCATTCGCTGGCGATGAGTACGCGGCCCATGTGGCGCAGGTTCCGCCGGCAGACCAGGCGGCGACTCTGAGGGCACTTGGGTACTACCGGGCGGACACGGGGCAGGTTGTCCTGAATGATGCCAGGCTGCACAATCTGCCGAATGCCGAGATGCATCTGTTGGACACGATCGCTCACGAGAGCGGCCACGCTTGGGCGGCGGAGGCGAACTCGCCAGACAGTGTGTCGCCGCCGGCATTGACGGGCGAACTGCTGACGCTGTTCGGTGTGGCGCCAACCGCAACCATGCAGGCGCGGACAGCGTTGTTCATGGCAATCAGCGAGGACAACCAGGAGCGCGGCCACGTGACGGACTACGCGATGACCGACCTCGGAGAGGATGAGGCGGAGAATGTCCGGCTCTTCCTTCGGTGGCAGGTCGAGAACGACAGTGCGGCCAGATCGCGCATCAAGCCTCGGAAGCGAACGGTGGCCGTGCTGAAGTCTCTACTGGGGTTGAACCTGCGATGAGTGTGATTGGCGCGCAAGGAATCGAGAAGGATACGGTGGCGGTTCTGTTCGTCGACCGCGCGGAGCCGCCGGTGCGTCAGCGGGTGAAGTTGACGCGACACGGGAAGCTGGCCTTTATAGAAGGTACGCCGGAGGGGCTGGCAGAGGAGATCCTCGCCGCGGTGTCGAAGGCCGACCTCAACAAGCGGAAGCAGACAGTAGACGGCTTCAGCATCGAGATTCTGTGGTATAATCCTCAACAGAAGACCTACGAGGAATCCGGGGCCGCTGACAACTAACATCCGACCGCCCACGACGGCATCAACGCCCAGGCAGTTCCGGAACTCAACTCGCAGAGGTGAGTTCCAGAAGGTCTGGGCGTTTCGCATGTATGGCATGGCCGTCAAACTCAGTGGTCCGGTGCAGCTCCAGGAGACCTTCCGGGATGTGCTGGTGGACAAGCCGCGCGATCTGACGCCGGTGTGGGCTCGGATCACGATGGACTTCTACGGCATCGAGGCGGAGGTCTATGCGGCGCAGGGGGCGGCTCACGGCGGGACGAAGTGGCCGGAGCTCTCTGAGCAATACGCGGCCTGGAAGGCGAAGCACTTCCCTGGCGCGCAGATTGGCGTCCTCACCGGGATGACCCGCGAGGCGCTGACGGGACCAGGGGCGGCTTCCATCGTCGAGATGAGCCCGCAGCGGCTCGCATTGGGCGCAAGCTGGCAGCGCGGCGAGTGGGACATTCCGGGACTGCTGGACACGGGCACGGAGAAGATGCCCGCGCGCGACCCGATCCCCTCTATGCTTGGCTCCACGAAGAGCCGTTGGGTGGGCTGGATTGGTGACCATCTTATGGAGGAGGTGGCGGCGTGAGTGATCGGACGATGGTTACCTTCTCCGAGGTTCTGTCCGAGGAGAACTGGATCCAAGTGCTGCCCCTCGGTGAGTGGATGTACCCGACGTGGGACGGGATGAAGGACATCCTGGTCGACGAGCGGATGCTGACGGACTTCGTGGCGAACTTCGACGGCGGCGTGGCCGGCAAGCCGCTGCCGGTGGACGCCGAGCACCGGTACGATGCCGAAGGCGCCCATGGATGGATTGAGGAACTGCAGGCGCGGGACGCCGGGCTGTTCGCCCGGGTGGAGTGGACGGACCGGGGAAAGACCGCGATCGAGAACAAGCGATTCCGGTTTGTGAGCTCGGAGTTCGCGGAGAAGTACCGCAACAACAAGGGCAAGCTGCACCGGAATGTGTTTCTGGGCGCCGGGCTGACGGTTCGGCCCTTCATCAAGACGGACGAGCTCGAGGAGCTGCCTCAGCCCGTGCAGGCAAGCGAGGGGCTCTTCATCACCTGCCGGGAACCCGCCGGCGATCCAAGTGAGGGAGCGACGCAGGAGGCAATTGACATGGACGAACTGCAGAAGCTACGCGGGGAACTAACTGGGCAGATTGATGGGCTGCGCGAAGCGGCCGAGGCGAAGGACGGCCAGATCACCGAGCTGAACGATCAGCTCACGGCCCTGACCGCCGAACGCGATCAGGCTGCCACCGAGCTTGGCGAGGTCCGCCTCCGCGAGCAGCGGGCCGAGATCGAGACGCAGCTCGGCGAGAAGCCGTTCCCAGAGGCTCACCTGAAGCGCTTCGCCGATCTGCTCATGCGGGTCGAGGACGTCGAGCTTCGTGGCGAACTGGCGGACGCGATCGCGCAGGTCGAGATCGTGGACACCGAGGAGCGTGGCTTTACCCCCGACCCGAAGAGGGGCGGCGACAAGTTCTCCGACGCGGACCGGAAGCGGGCTCGCGAGCTCGGCATCACCGAGGAAGACCTCGAGAAGTACGGCGGCGAAGTTCCGGACTTCGTTTCGGACGGCGACGATGACGACGAAGAGTGAGAGTCACTGAACCTGTAGCCTGACGGATCACACCGAGGTCGGCTTTGAGCGGGGCGATGAAAGCCACCAGGCGCGGCGTGTGCAAGGCGGACGGCGAGAGAAAGGAAAAAGCACATGGCTGCAACCACGACTGATCGAGACACCAAGCGCAAGGTCGGCGACAGTGGCGACGGGCCGGTGAAGGCGGCGACGAAGATCCCGGCGATGGTGTTGGTGATGGAAGATGCCTCCGGCTACATCACCAACGGTGCCGACACCGCAAGCTGCGTCTTCATGGGGATCTCTCGCGAGCAGAAGGACAACACGTCTGGCGCTGCGGGCGACCTTGACATCGAGTTCTGGCGGACGGGTATCTTCACGTTCGCTTGCACGGGGATGGCTCAGGCGAATGTGGGCGACGCCGTCTACCTCGTCGACAACCAGACGGTTGGCCTGAAGGCCACGACCACGAATGACGTCTGCTGCGGACGAATCGTCAAGTTCATCTCCGCAACGGAGGTCGAAGTCGACATTGCCGATCGGTACACGATCGAGCCCTGATTCGAGTGGGAACCCACTGGGTTCCAGGCGCGCGAAAGGAAGGGAAGTCAGATGGCACGAGAATTGATCCAGACCCGCGTGGCGTCCTACTCGAAGACGTTCAAGGCGATGTTCCTCAAGTCGTATTGGGACGAAACGCCCGAGTTGGACAACCTGGTCACGTTCGTGACCTACACGGGCTCCGAATCGGAGCTGCAGGTCCCCGGCGCTCCACCGTACATGGAGGAGTGGCTGTCGGAACTGCAACACCAGAGGGTGTCGGCGACCCCATACACGATCAAGGATCGTCGGTGGGGCAAGGCGCTGGACATCCCGGTGTCGGCATTCGAGGATGACAACCTCGGGCTGTATCCGGCGAGCATCCAGACGTTTGGCCAGAACGCGCGGAACGCACCCGGAGATCTGGTGTGCGAGTTGATGCGTGATGGCGGGTCCACGACCTGCTATGACGGGCAGTACTTCTTCGACACGGACCATTCCGAGGGCGACAGCGGAACCCTCAACAACATCATCACTGGCACGGTCGACACGGGCTACACGCTCTCCACGTTCAAGAACGACTGGATGAGCGCGTGGGATCGGATGCAGACGTGGAAAAACGACCGCGGCAAGGCAATGCGGGGAATCTCCCCGGACACAATAGTGGTTCCCTCTGGGCTCGCGTCGCTGGCAATCGAGTTCGCCGGCGCGATGATGCTCTCCAGTACCACGAACGTGTGGGTGCCGAAGATCCGGAACGTGATCTGCAATCCGGACCTGACGGACGTGAACGACTGGTACGCCTTCTGCACCACGAAGCCGATCAAGCCCTTCATCGTGGCGAAGCACAAGAACTATCCGGTGCCGAAGATCAGTGCTCGGATCAGCACCGACTCCGATGTTGTGTTCGAGGAAGACGTGTACTCCTGGCGGGCCAAATCCCGGCACAACGCCGGATATGGTCCGTGGCAGCTCGGGATCAAGGTCAGCAATTCCGGCTCATACACTCACTGATAACCCGTGAGACGGCCGGCGGGGAGTTGGTGTCCTCCTTCCTCCCCGCCGGCCCACATTCTGCCGAAGAGCAAAGGCGCGACGATGCTTTTCGTTCGAGTACAACTCAAGCACCCGAGTGACCCTTTCCGGCGCTCGGGTGTTGTGTTTTGTAAGGCGGCGTGGACGGTGTTGACCGCAAAGCGGTTGGCGGAGATCGGCGCGGAAGGCGTGGAGCGGATTGAGACGGACCCGGCGTTTGAGGTGATCCGGTACTGACTGGCACGTGAGGCGTGAATACGTGAAGGTCAAGGGCCTATGAGTGTTTACGCGGACATCGCAGATGTGCAGGCTCTGATCGCGGCGGAGCAGTGGACTCCGAGCGCAACGAGCTACCCGACGGAGGCGACGGCGCAACGGTGGCTGGACTCATTCGAGTCAGAGGTCGAAGCGAAGATCTGCCGGAACGTGACGACGCCGGTCACGGGCATCAAGTCGGTCGAGATCATGCGGGACTCGATCGTGGCACCGATCGTGGCGGCGCGGGTGTGGCGGGTGGTGTTCGGCGGGCAGACGGAGGTGGGGCAGCAGACGTACGCGGACATCATCGAGGGACCCGCGCGCGAACTGCTCCAGAGCTTGATTGACGGCGAGAAGATCCTGCCAGACGCCTCTTACATCGAGGACCCGAGCGAGGCGCCACATGCTTCGCCGGAGTCGCCGTATGAGGACATGGACGCTTCGGCGGATGTGATTGATGAGCGGATGTTCGCGCGAGATGACGTGTGGTAGCCCATGGCATCGCTGACGGAAAACCTGATTGATGCGGCTCTCACGTTGCTGAAGGCAAACCTCCCCACAAAGCTCACCGCGGCGGGGGAGACGAATCAGCCGACAGTCGACGCGAAGGGCTACATGTATGGCGAGCCGGAGCTGTTGCCGACGTCGCGGTGTCCGTTCTTGTCGGTCGACCGGATGCGTTGGCAGCAGCGATCGCGGGTGTTGGGCTCCCAGGGGCCGCGGAACCAGGGGAAGCAGTTTGACCTCGAGGTCACCTGCTTCGTGACCGGGGCGACCCGGGAGGAGTTGAGCATTCGGCTGCACCGGTTCTCGGATGCAGTGGTGGCGGTGTTCGAGGACTCGCCGGACCTGAGCGACAACGTGATGCTGGCCCAGGTGGTACGGGGCGACGACTCGCCCACGTTCAAGGAGCCGCGGACGAATCGGCTCTTCCGGGGGAATCGGATCGAGGTACAGCTCAACGTGGCGAAGCAACGGGGCGATACGAGCTAAGACCCACGACCTAAGACCACACCTGAAGACACACCGTAAAGACGCGAAGGACGCAAAGATGCGCAAAGGAAGGCACAACCGGGAAAGACAGGGATTGCCCTTCTTTGCGACCCTTCGCGCTCTTAGCGCCTTAGCGGTTACAGACCTTGACGTTCCGGCGCGGAGGATGACATGAGAGCGGTTTGCCTGGCAGGCGGATACGGAAAGCGGATGCGGCCGCTGACCCACTACATCGCAAAGCCGATGTTGCCGGTCGGCTGTACGCCGTTCCTGCAGTTCGCGATGGATGAGCTGGCGACGTTGACGGATGCCATCGGGACGGAGCTCGAGGTGGTCATTGGCTCCGAGCATCTCGGCTGGCAGATTCGGGAGTGGTTTGGCTCACGGTGGAAGGGCCTGCACCTCACGCACGTGTCGACGCCGGCGCCGGAAGGTACGGGCAAGCGGCTTGGGGTGATCCACCAACAGCTTCGGTTCGACGATGACACGCTCGTGTGGCTTGGCGACACGTTCTTCAATGCAGATACGTTCCGGCGGATGATCGTGGCGGACGGGGATGCCGTTCTCGGCATCACGCAGCATGGACCCTACCACGCAGACCACGGGCACGTGTGGATCGAGACGGACTACGAGCCGACGCAATATCCAGGCGGCCAGCATGTCTGGAAATGCTGGGGCGGACATTCGGACTGGGCGGACGCCGGGATCTATCGGCTGTCGCCGGATCTGCTCGACCGGATCGCTCGAGGTGGCGGGCCGAACTGCCAGGCGACGGGCGAGCACCGCATCCTCCCCACGGTGCAGGATGCGATGGGCGAGGCGACGGTCCGCGGGGTGGACATCGGTGAGTGGATCCACCTCGGTGATGAGCCTACGCCGGAGGAGAACTACCTGAACGTACAAGGAGCGTTGCTGCAGTGAAAGTGAAAGAGCAAGTGAAAGTGGCAGACCAGGGCCAGGGCAAGGCTCTGACCGGGAAGCTCATCATCGACATGAGGCGGCGCATCACTGCGCTGAAGGTGAACGACGCCGACTGCGTGCAGCTCCACGACGGGGATCCTGTGGCGGTGCTGGATGAGGGGGGCAAGGTGGCCCACATCGTGAGCGACCGGAAGCCGCTGGCTCTACGGGGGACGCTCTGTGTTATGTGGGATCGAGATGCCGTTGGCGTGCTGGTTGGCGATCAGCTCTGCCCATTGGCCGGTGGTGAAGCTCTGCGAGCCGGGTGAGATGATGAATGAGCCCAAACGGCTGCAACTGAATCATGAGCGGCTTCAGTGGCTGCACCCGACGATCAAGCCGAAGGTGCACGCTGTGCTGACCGATCTGCAGGGGCATGGGTTGCGGCCGGTGCTGGCCTCGAGCACGTTCCGGACGCCAGCGGAGCAACGGCGACTGAAGGCACAGGGGCGGTCGAAGGTGTCGTGGAGCTTCCACTGCGCGCGGATGAATGGACGGCCGGCGGCGTTGGCGGCGGACATTGTGGAGGCGGACATGGGCTGGGGGGCGCCGCGGAAGTTCTGGTTGATGCTCGGCTCGTCGGCGACGGCCCATGGGATGCAGTGGGGTGGGTTCTGGGGGCTGCGGTTGTGGCAGCGGCGGCGCGTTCGGCGGCTGTGGAAGCATGGGGCTTGGAACAGTTCTGTTGCGCTGGGCTGGGATCCGGCGCACATTCAGACGGCGAAGTTCTCGTTGCGTAAGGCGCGGAGGTTGTTCGGATGAAAGGCGCGATGGTGCGAGAGATGAAGGACGTTCCCATTCACGAGAGACCACTTGTTCGTGTGTCGGCGTTGGGTGAGTCGACGCCGGCGCCGGTGCAGCAACAGCAGACGGCGACGGGGCGGAAGCCTCGGGCCGGGTATGCGCCGCCGCCGCGCGAGTGGGACGCGATCGTGTGTCACCGGGCGGGGGACTCGCTGGAGTTCCTGGCGGAGTGCTTGACTTCCATCCAGAAGCAGACGGTGGCGCCGAAGGCGACGATCGTGGCGACGTGTGCGCAGGGCAAGGAGCGCGACGAGCTGCGGGAGATCGCGAAGGAGCGTGGGGCGGAGGTCGTGTCGAACCCGGACTGGCGCTGCCAAGGGGAGAAGGTCAACGCCGCGGCAACGAAGACGGAGGCACCGTTCTTCATCGTCCTCGACGATGACGACACGTTCCCGCCGGACTATGCGGAGAAGCTGTTCGAGGCTTGGCGGCCGGAGTGTGCTGTGGTGTCGCCGCAGTTGGCCAAGCGCATTGGCGAGGCCTCGGGCGAGATGGTCTTTCCACTCCCCATCAAGGCCGGCCATCGGTTGGGCGACTTTTCGGCAGACTGGATCCGGCAGGAGATTGCCAAGGAGAATCTCTTCCCGCACCCGTGCCTCCAGCTTCGGGCGGCACATGAATTGGTCGGCGGGTATCCGGAGAACCCGGAGGCGGTGCAGGATTGGTCAAAGTGGAAGCGCTACGCGAACGCGGGATGGCAGTTCGCGCTGTCGGAGGCATGGTTCAACTATCGGCGGCATGATCGTTCGATGACCGTGACCACCGATATGACCGCGCGGCGGGTGGAGGCGATTGCGGACACGCATCGGGTGGCGATCTTCACGCCGTTTGCGGGGCGGGCGGGGAGCATTCGGCGGTGGCAACGGGTGATTGCGGAATGTGGGTGGCCGGCGGAGCGATTGCAACTGATTGCAATTGATGATTCGTGGGTTGCAGAAGGGGACGCGGTGGATCCTGACAAGCGATTTGGGGCACAGCTTCGGAGAGCGATCACTGAGCTTCGCGTGTCGGCGCAGACCTATTGCCGCATCACGGAGCCTCCGCCGAACGGGGATACTGCAGAGGAGCTTGCTGGAGGTGATCAGCATGATCGGCAACGGCGAATTGTCGCCGTCGCGAACCGGGTGGCGGGACACTTTGAGCGGGCTCGGCAGATATGCGGGGCAGATTGGCTTGTGACCCTGGAAGACGACCTCGAGCCGCCGCCGGGGTGGGTGCGGATGCTACTCGATGGCATCACGCCCGGGGTGGCGATGGTGGGGGCGCCGTACTTGAGCCGCTATGAGCAGCGCGGGTATCTGGTGTGGGCAGTTGAGAGTCGGGCGCCGTATCGGGCGACGCCGGTTGATCCACCATGGCCGATGGGCACGGAAGGCGAGGGCTTCGACGGCGAGGAGATTCGCGAGGTAGACGGCACGGGCACGGGGTGTGCGCTGATTCGCCGGGAGGCGCTACGGTTCTGCACGTTCCGCGGGTTCCTGGATCCACACAACTCGCGGTGGGGCGGGCAGGACATCGGGCTGTGCTGGGACCTGCGACAGCACGGCTACGTGGTTCGGGTGCACTGGGGCTGCGTTGCGAAGCACTATCACGACGGGGCGGAGTACATGCGGGAGACGAGCTCGGAGTAGGCGCGAACCTGTCACGAGGAGAGTGATCAAAGATGCAGCACGATTACACAGGCGAAGCGTCTATCCTTGGGTTCGGGTTGGAGAACACCCGAAGCACGTTGGTGACGCCTCAGCACTTGGTCGACTTCCGGACGGAATCGTTGACCGGCCACAATGTCGCGGTCAAGAGCCAGGCACGGCGCGGCCGGATGCGGCGTCGGATTGCGCTGCCCGGGAAGAGCTGGGCGGACGGTGGCGTGGTGATGGAAGTGACGCCGCAGTCTCACGCGCGGCTGCTGTATGGCTTCTGCAACTCGGTGAGCGTGGCTGGAGGCAACGATCCCTACACGCACACGTTCGACCTCGACGCCGGCGAGCCCATCCCGATGAGCTGGCACGTGAAGCGGGCGGGCATGTACTACGCCTACGCCGGCATGTACGTCAACGAGTTGGCCTACTCGATCACGGCCGGCGAGGGTGATGACCATGTGCTGATCTGCGAGGCGGCGCTTGCCGGGCACGGCGAGGCGATCTACAACAGCTCGCAGATGGGTGCCGCGGCCTACGATGCGGACGGCGCAATGGTGTTCACCCGGGCGTACCTCAGCCTCGACGGTGGATCCACGCAGTGGAACGACGCCTTCGACGCGTCGTGGCGAATCGTCTCGGCTTCGCAGTCGAAGACGGTCCTGCGGGACTCGCGCCACGAGCACGGCCGGTATGACTCGTCGCTGACCATCGAAGGAGACATCACGCTGTACTTCGCCTCGGAGTCGGAACGACTCGAGTTCATGGGGATTGACTCGTCCGCGGCGAGCTACCCGGAGGCGCCTTCGGATGCGGTCCGGGAGCGGGACATCCACCTGCGGTTCCAGTCGGACGCCACGGGAACGGGCAACCGCCAACTTCTGTTCGACTTCCCGCTTGTGACCTGGGAGGACGGCATGAACGAGCCGATTGCCGGGCCCGAAGCCATCGAGCAGACGATTCCGTTCAGTGTCCGTTACGACTCCAGCACGAAGCCCATTATCACGATCGAGACGGATCAGTCGGACGTGACTGGGCTTGGTAGCAACCTCGGCTCGCAGCCCACGTGGGTGTAGCTGAGTGAAAGTGCTGGAACCCACAGGGTTCCCAGTGCAAGTGAAAGTGAAAGTGCAAGTGGAAGGTCAAGGGCTCTGGCCCATGTGATGACATGCCTCGAATCTCCCGTATTCTGATTCATGGTTCTTACGGCAACGGCGACGCCGAGGCTTATCCGGCTGCGGCGCCGCCGGCGCCTTCGGGGGTTGAGCTTCAGGGCACGTGGTATGAGCACACGTCTACCACGGGCACGACGGAGTATGACCACCACTGGATCATGGGCGGGACTCGGTGTTTCTCGATCGAGAACGGCGCCGGCGAGAACTCGCTGATCTATCAGTGCCTCCCGCCGGCGCCGGTTGATGCGGGGGTTCGGATGGGCGGGTTCTTCGTGGTGGAGTCGTCGCCGGGGCCCACCACGGCCCGCGCGCGGTTGCGTGAGGTGAACGACGCGGGGGCGTGGAACCTTGCGGCGGAGAATGACATCGCGGGTATCGGCACAGGGGCTTGGATCTTCGTCCAGAATGAGCGGACGATCAGCTCCGATCACCGCTACCTGCGGGCGGAGATCCAGGCGGAAGGCGTCGGGGAGTTCCGCGGAGACTCTATCGACGTGGAGATGTTCCTCGATCTCGACGATGAGCTGGAAGGCGACGTCGCGGAGGAGCTCACGGCGCAGGTGGCGGGATCGGAGGCGAACCGGTCTCACCGGATGGTCGAGTCGCATCAGATCCAGCGGGTGGTGTCTATCCCGCTGGTGTTCGCGAACGACGCGACGAGCCTGAACAAGCGGAACGCCCTCCTCGACTGGTGGACGCTGAAGGAGCCCGTGCGGCTCTACCTCGACCCGGACAATGACCCGCCGGAGCGGTTCGCGCGAGTCATCCCGATGGGCGTGGAGGCGACGGTGCCCGGGCGCGCGGACCGGATCGTTCTCCGGGCGGCGGTGCGGGACCTGCACTGGCAGGAGTACATCCCGATACGGAAGCAGTTCACGGTCTCCTCCGACGATCACCGCGAGGTCCTCGACCCGACGCTCGGCGCCCGGACGCTGATGAACTGCACGGTCTACTTCGCCACGGGCTTCGCGAACCCCACGGAGATCGCCGTGGGGATCACGGGGACCGACCGGAAGTGCCACTTCACGACGGATGCGGCAACGGCACAGTCGGCCTTCGTGTCGGTGAGCTCGGAAGGCTACTGCGTGTTTGATGATGATGCGCCGACGCACGTGGACCACAACGATTGGCTTTCGCAGGATTCGGTTCCGTTGGCGTTTTCGACTACGCGCAGCGAGATGTATGTGGAGACGATTGCGGGGACTCGGCCGTCGCAGGTTCATCTGGGGTGGTGGCCGAGGTGGCCGTTTGAGGTTGACTGAGTGACGGGAGACGAGTGGCGAGTGACGAGTGAAGGCGCGATTGGCATTCCTGGGGTTGAGCCGTACTTCCGTTCGGCGGACGGGCGGCAGGTGCTCTATCACGGGGACTGCCAGGAGCTGCTGCCGAAACTGCCCAGTGCGAGCATTGACCTTGTGTTGGTGGACCCGCCATACAAGCGAATGAAGGGCAACGTGGCGGGTGTGCGTCGTGACGCCACCAGGAAGACCCCACACTATTCAACGCTCGGAGATGTGTGGGAGGGCGGCTTGGAGTGGCTATCGGAGGCGTGGCGGTGCGCCTCAAGTGGAATGATCGTGTTCTGCTCGCATCACTTCATCTGCGATGTGCCGATTCTCGTTGGCGCCGATCCGATGGCTCTTCTCACGTGGTGCAAGCCGAACACGTTGCCTCCCTTGCGCAACGTCCCCTTTTGGTCGACGGAGTTTCTGTGGGCGTTTAAGCGCGGGACCGGAATGTCGTGGCGGGAACTCAAGACCTACCTGATCGCGAATCAAGCCACGAGTGGTGTGGCGGCTACAGAGCGCGTGGTCGACGGAAACCATAAGGCGGTTCACCCGACGCAGAAGCCGCTTGCGCTAATTGATCAACTATTGGTGGTCAAGCCAGAGACGGTCCTGGATCCGTGTAGCGGTACCGGGACAACTATGGTTGCGTGTGCCAGGAAGGCAATGGCGTGCGTGGGCATGGAGATCGAAGAACGCTACTGCGAGGTCGCCGCGAAGCGGCTTGAGCAGCAGACGCTGCCGTTCCACGCACTCGCAGATGACAACGGACATTCGCCACTCGACACTCGACACCCGACACTCGACCTTGAGGAGGCAGCCTAATGCTACGCTTCCTCATCCACGAGCCATGGAGCTCCGGCCGGGATCGCATCTGCGATGTTACCCACCGCTTGGCGACTGCCGAGTTCGAGCTGAAGGACGCGGGCAACTGGGTTGGGCTTGCATCGTTCACGCTGGATCCGGATGCTCAGCTCGCACCGATGCCGGCGATTGAGGACGGGGATGAGGTCGACGTCGTTGATGACTCGGACGGGACGATCTGGTGGCGAGGGGTGATTGCGAAGACGGTTCGGGATCTGATTCAGGAGGAGCTGACTTCGTTCCAGGCGATCGGGCTGGGGGAGCTGTTGGGCACTACGCCAATCGACGCGGACCGATCGGTGTCGGGTGGGGCGGAGGAGTTCAAGCTGCTATTCGAGTGGGCGGTGAAGTCGGCTTCGCGGGTGAACCGCAGGCTGGCGGACATCACGGTGAGCTCGTCCAACGTGGGGCATACGTATGAGGAGTTCGATGCTCGATCGCAGACGCTCCAACAGGTGATTGAGCGTATCGTGCGGGCGACGGATGGGGTGACGTACTGGCGGGTGTATGACAACTCGGGCACGGAGACGTTCGAGTTGGCGCAGCGGGACACGGCGACGTTCTACCCGGTTCAGGTCCGCGATGTGGAGCGCTTGGACTGGACGAAGGACGCGCGAAACTTATTCAACATCGTCCTGGTAGTGCTGCAGTCGGGAGACCGGCCGACGTCGCGGGTGGTGGATCAGTCGTTTGAGGACGTCGAGGGCGACGATTACAAGCAGTGGTCGCTCAACGGGGCGAACATCTCGCTGTCGGTGTCGTCGGGCGAGGCGATCGGGCTCCACGGGCTGAGGTGTGCCCATGTGACGACCACGGCGGGCTTCGCGGCGAATGCGTATCTTCACACTGCCGACCCGACGCAGTTCGACGGGGTGTCGGGCTATACGTTCCAGGTGTGGGCCCGCAACACGGGGGCGGGGTCGAAGGACTTCAAGTTCTTCACGGCAGACCCTACCTGGGGAGCGATAGGGGTTAGCCCGGCTGCGCACACGATCACGAATGACGGGCGTTGGCGCCTATTCACGGAGACGTGGGGGGCGGGGACGGGCGGGCAGTACTTCGTTGGCATCCAGTTCTTCCAGGCGGGGGCGTCGGAGCTGCAGTTCGACGGGTTCCGGTGGCTGCCGCCAGGATACGGGTCGGACCTGGTGGAGGTGGCGCAGGCGCTGGAGATGGGCGGGGCGGATGGGATTCCGTTGGTGCCCGGGTGCTCGCTCCTTCAGGCGGAGGCGTGGGGGGTGTGCACGGCTACGGAGGTTACGGACGGGTCGGGCGGCACGCGGGTGTACACGGAGAACATTGACTGGACCGCTCTCGGCTTGGGCACGGGGCAGACGGTGAACTTCTTCGGCTTCAACCAGAGCAGCGTTGCGACCACGATCAAGGCGTGGGGGAACGGCTTCTTCGACGCGACGTTGGCGCCGGGCTCGATGCCTTCGCCGTTGGCGGGGCATTGCTACCTCATCGAGGGCGTGCCGGTTCCGGAGACGGGGTTCAGTGAGGATTCGGAGGAGGCGAGCTCGATCACGCGGTTTGGTCCGCGGGTCAAGGTGATCGCGTTCCCGGAGGGGCGCGATAGTGTCGAGGCGGAGAGGCTGGCCATCGGCTACCTGACGAGCTACTCCACACCCCAGCAGACGGTGGAGTGCCAGCTCACGACCCGGCAGGAAGATCCGTGGTACGTGGAGCCCGGGCGCATGTTGCGCGTGCTGGGTACGGACGAAACGATTGAGGACCTGGCAGTCACGACGGTGCGCTGCCGGGTGGCCAGCGGGAACATCGAGCAGACGATCTATGCGGGCTCGGAGCCGGCGCGGCTGACAAGTGTGGTGCGGGGTGTGGCGGAGACCACGGGGCAGATGATCGTGCGGAACAAGAGGTGAGTGAGTTTGGGAGTGTGGGGGTGTGAGTGTGAAGACTGGAGGTAGGCACATGGCGCAGGAGAAGCAGACGAGTCTGGAGGAGGCGATTCCTCAGGCGGTGGAGGCTTGGGGGCTGAAGTTCTGGCCGCTGGATATGCGGGCGCTTTCGCTGATTGAGAAACGGTTCGGAGGGCTGGAGAAGATCGAGTTCAGCGGGATGGAGGATGTGGGGTTCCTGCTCTCGTTGTCGGTCGGCTCGACGCTGCAAGGGGTGAACATGCACTCCGATGAGTTGATGCAACACATCCCGGCTGCCGCGTTGGTGGATGGTACGGCGATGACCTTGCTCACGGATCTCTTCCAACGCTCTGGGCTAACCGTGGAGGAGGACGAGTCGGGAAACCCTCCCGACGCCGCGCCCGCGGCAAGCGACCCGTCCCACCAGGTGGAGGAGCAGGTGGCGCCGCCCACGATTGGGGTTGCGTCTTCTGGTTCCTCCGAACCCAGAGCGGACGATCCGGGGCAGAAGTTCCTGCGCTGACGTTGCCGGAAGTGGAAGGCGACTTCCGCGCGTGGCGCTGGTGGCAGGAGCAGCAAGCGAAGGCGGAGCAGAAGAATCGCCGGCGCCGGGGCGGTGACACGGAGTATCGGCAGGGGCCGCAGGCTAAGGTTGGTGAGGTGATTCGATGAGTTGGCTATCAAACTGGTGGCGACAGCGACGGTACGGAATCAAGGAGAGTGTCGCGCGGGTTTTCGCTGACGATGTGCGCCAGTTCTGCCGTAATCGAGGGCTGCGCGAGGAGCACGCCGCAGCGGTCAGCGAGTTCGTGTATGGCCGCGTGATGAAGCTGTAGCAGTTTGTCGGCGCGGTGGTGCCGATGTGCACCAATGCGTTTGGCCCCTGGGAGTACTGAGCTGGTACCGCGCCGCCGGCCGACTCCCGGGGGCTTCTTTCTTTCAGATCATTGCGGGTGGCGCAATTCAATGAAACTGCTGAACATTGAAATAGTGGAGAAGGTCCTCGAGGGCGAGCGGTTTGCTGCGAGCCATGGGGCGGAGGAGAGCGGCTACCAGGGAGCGGGGATGCTGTACTTCGTGCTGCCGTATCTGCTACGGGCCCGGACGTGTGTCTGCCTCGGCTCGGGTTCGGGGTATGTGCCGAAGTGGATGAGCCTGGGGCAGCAGGCGGCGGGAGTGTCGCCGCGGCGGACGGTGCTCGTCGACGCGAACAAGCCCGGAGCAGGGGGCGGTCGACCGGACTACTTCCTGGGCGACCTCGAGGAGCACGTGGACTGCCCGTTCCGCCGGAGCTTCCCGGAAGTCGAGATCGTCGAGGGGACGTGGGAGGCGTTCTGGGAGCTGTTCCCCAGGGGCGAGCACGGGACGCCGATAGACTACCTGCACATTGACGCGGACCATCGGTGGGAGTACGTCGCCTCCGACTTCTGGGCGGCGCAGGGATGGCTGCGGGTGGGGTCGGTGGTGACGCTGCACGACTCGAAACACAGATGCTACGGGGTGCGTGACCTGGTGGCGTGTATCCGGCGGATGCCGGGGCACTTTGAGGTGATGGACTTCCCGGTGAGGCATGGGGTGGCGGTGGTTCGGGTGATCAAGGATGTGGCTGCGTGAGCCGGTGGGAGTACCTGGATTCGGAGGCGTTCCAGTTGCGTGAGCTGATCGCGGCGGAGTTGCTGTCGGGCGAGTGTGCCGAGGTACTGGAGATCGGGGCGGACTACACGGGCATCAGCGGGACGCCATTAGCACACGACTTCCGGGAGATCACGCTCGTGGGGCCTGAGTGCCATGGGGACTATGACCACGTGGTAGCGATTGAGTGCTGCTTCCAGGACCTCGAGGCGGGGTTCTTCGTGCCGGCGCCAGACGGAGTGGCGATGTTGGGGCTGGCTCTTGAGGGAATGACGGAGGCGGCATGGGCGCACCTGTTCGACCTGGTGAACGGCGCGCGCCGGACGGTGATCGAGTACCCGCCGGCGCATCCGTTGCCGGTGCAACAGGCGCAACGGATCCGGGCGAACACGGATACAATGATGACATACTACTTCGACCTCGACCTGCGGACGGTGCCCGTCGGGGACCCGCGGGTCGAGAAGTTCGGACTCCGGCGGTTCTGTGTGTTGGAGCCGGCAAAACCAGGCGCGGAGAATGGATCATGACCTATGGCCGAACGCCTGGTTATTGAGATCGATGCTGACCTGTTGTCGGGCCTGAACCGGTCGTTTCGGCAGGTTGAGCAGCACTTGGGCAAGCTGACGAAGGGCGTGAAGAGGTTCAACCGCGACTCCGAGAAGGGCGCCAAGCGGTTCGCGGACCGGCTGAAGGACGTCGAGTCGCGGCTGAGGACTACGGCAGACCGGCTTGATCGGACGAGCCAGGGCCTGCGGCGGTTCGGTATGGCGATGACGGTGGGGGTGGCGGCGCCGATTGGGTTGGCGGTGCGTGCGGCGGGCAAGTTTCAGGACAGACTCAAGTACGCCAATACGATGGTGAAGATGGGCGAGGGTGAGCTGCGGAAGTTCGGGGAACGACTTCGGGAGCAGACGCGGGCGATGGACTACTCCCGCTCGAGCACGGACCGGGCGGCGGCGAGCTATGAGGTGTTCTCCCGGATCACGAAGGACCAAGAGCAAGCACTCGCCGCGCTGAAGGATGCCAATATCGCGGCAGTCGGCGGGCAGATGGAATTGGCGGAGTCGGTGGTGGCAGGCTCGCGGGTGTTCAATGCGCTGAAGGGCCAGCTCAAGACGCTCGGCGGGGCATATGACTGGATGTTCGCGATTGTGCAGGAGGGCGGCACGACATTTCGCGAGCTCGCGCAGACGATAGGTAACGTGACCGGTGCGGTGAAGGCGGCGAAGATCGGCGTCGACGAGTTCGGCGGTGCGACGGCATTGCTCACGAACATCATGCCGACCTCGATCGCGTTGCAATCGCTATGGGCAGTACTGCGGGACATCCGGAACGAGACTCCAAAAGCAACGAAGGCGGCGAAGGCGCTGGGCATTGAATGGGGGCAGACGGCGCTTCAGACGAAGGGGCTCATCGGCACGCTGCGGCAGTTGGAGGGTGTTGACTCGACGAAGATCGCGAACCTGTTCCAGGCTGAATCGATGCGGGCGGTCGACGAGCTGATGGTCAATATGGACGAGTGGGCGAAGAAGACGCAAGCGGTCAGTGAGTATGCGGGGGCATCGGCGGCGGCGGCGAAGGAGATGGCTGATAGTTGGGGCGAGCAGACACAGCGGATGAAGAACATGTTTGCGGAGATTGGGGTGAGTGTGGGGCAGAAGATCCTGCCACAGCTCAATGAGGGGATGGAGAAGCTGCGAGACAATATCAAGGAGATGGAGGATAGCGGGGAACTTGAGGAGTCTGGGGATTCGCTGGGGAAGGCGCTGGAGAAGATTGGCGATCGTATGCCCACGGTTATGCGCCATCTGAAAGGGCTCGCGGATTGGTTCTCGAACCTCAACCCGAAGGTGCAGGAGTTCCTTTTGCTGGCCACGTTGTTGGCGGCGCCGCTCGCGACGTTAGCGGGTGCGTTTTTGGGCCTGGTGGGGGTAATGGGGAGGTTCACGGCAGCGATCATTGCGGTGAGTAGTGCAATTGTGACGAGATTCGGCGGGGCGAAGAAGGTCCTCGGAAACTTCGGCGCATGGTTGGCGTTGCGGGCTGAGGTGTGGGGCCCGTATGTGCGCAACGCGGTTGGCGCGATCGGCAGGGCATTGATGACGTTGCCGGGCGCGGTGGTGGCTGTGGGGCCCGGGCTCGATGCCGCGTGGTCCGCGCTGCTGGACATCGTGCCGGCGAAGTGGAATGTGGCGCTGCGCAAGGTGCAGAGGAGTTGGCAGGAGTGGGGCTACAAACTGGACGCGTGGATCATTGGCCTTGGGCGCAGGCTTCGGGAAGGCGGAGAAAGTCTGATCCGGCAGTTCGACCAGGGGGTGAAGAGCGCGTTCAAGGTCGTTTCAGGCACGGTGCGCCGCAACCTGCAGAAGATTCGGGACATGTTCCCTGGCTCGGAGCCGAAGGACGCCACGTCGCCGCTGTATGGGCTGACGAAGGCTGGGGAGGCGATCGGAGAGAACTTGGCGGCCGGGATGCGGAAGAGCAAGGCGGCAGTGCGCCAGGCGGCTATGGAATTGGCTGCCGCGGCAGGGGTACCATTCGGGACGGTGCAGGCGAGGAAGACCGCGGTGGGGGCGATTGTGCCGCATGAGGGCGCGTTAGTTGAGACGGGCTTGGGTCTGCCCACGCCGGGTACGCCTGGGCGCGATCTGGGCTTGGGGCAGAAGGTCTTCAAGCGGCCTACGCCGCAGCGAGGACGCGGGCTCGGCCTACCGTCGTTCCGGTTCCCTGGGATCCCGCGGCCACGGGTGAGTATGCCGGAGCTGGGCGCCGTGATCTCTGGCCGCCGGGAGAAGGCAGCGGAGTCCATGCGATGGCTCAACCGGGAGCTTGACCAGATGAGCGATCGCTTCGCGAACAACTTCGCCCGGGCGATCTCCGGCCGTCGACGGGACTTCGGGGACCTGTTCCGGAGGGCGGGCCAGGACCTCAAAGAGATGCTGGCGCGAGCCGTGTATGAAGCCACGATCGGCGACACCATGCGAAGTGTGCTGGGGCAGTTCGGGAAGCTCCTGAAGCGCGCCTTCGGCGGCAAGAAGAGCGGTCTCCTCGGCGGCGGCGAGATCTTCGGCAAGAACATCATGCCCGCGGGCAACATGAACCTGAGCTTGCCGGCGTTGGCAATGACGGCAGGAATGACCATCGGCGGAACCGCCGGCAAGGTGCTGGGAGGAGCATCCCTCGGCTTCATGGTTGGTGGTCCGGTTGGCGCACTTGTTGGCGGTCTAATCGGCGGCTTGTTCCACGACTCCGCGAACGACCGCAGCGCAAAGCAAAGCGGCCGAGATCTTGCCAGGCACTTCCTCTCCGGAGTCGAAGACCAACAACGTCGAACCGGCTCTTTCACGATGGTCCCAGCCGTAGCCCGCCGCGACGATGCCAGGCTCGCAAAGCTCCTCGCGAAGGAGATCCAATCCGCCCAGCCTCCCACCCCAGGCACCATCCGAGCCCACGCATCAACCCGCCTCACACTGGGCACCAGAGACCTCGAGGAGACCATCCACGACCTCCACTTCCTCCCCTCCGTCGTGTGATAGGTTCTCATTTCAAGCGCAAAACGCACCCCTACGCAGACCCGCGAATTGCGCCTAAAATGAGAAGATTCTCAGTTTTGGCTGAACCTATCACCGGGCGGCGCAACCCCGAACCCAGTGCCCCAGCGGGCCGCACAGACCAGCGCTGCAAACGCCGGATTGCGGGATCCGACGGACAACCATAGCGCGGCCGGCGCGGACACAACCACACACGCTATCCGACGCACTTCGAGAGGGAGGGCTCGACGATGCCGAA